TAAAAACTGGTAAAGTTAAAGGATTTAGTATTGAAGGTTATTTTGCAGATAAAGCACAAGTTAAAGACCCAAGTTTGCAATCACAATGGAGCAAAGAGTTAGAAGCTATTGAAGAAGCTGAAGCAGAATATATGCTTAGTAATATTAAGGCACTAATTAAGAAAGATAAAAGAACTAAATCAGGTAAAAATATTGAATTAGAAACATTTAAAGATTATCCACAAGCAGTTAGTAATAATGCAAAAAGAGGTATTGAATTAAATGAAAAAGTAAATAATAAATGTGCAACACAAGTTGGTAAAATAAGAGCGCAACAATTAGCACAAAAAGAAAACATTAGTTTACAAACTTTAAAAAGGATGTATTCATATTTAAGCAGAGCGCAAGAATATTATGATGAAGGCGATAAAGAAGCTTGCGGTACTATTTCTTATTTATTGTGGGGTGGTAAAGCTGGTTTAAGATGGAGTGAAAGCAAGTTAAAAGAATTAGGAGAAATTAATTTATCTTCTATGGTAGTTGATGAAACTTTTGCAATTATCGATGATAGGTTAGCATATAGCACACAAGAAAAAGCTGAAGAGATGGCATTGAATATAGATTGTGAAGGTTTTCACATTCACGAGTTTGAGGGTAAAAAATGGTATATGCCTTGTAAAGAACATAAATTAAAATAATTATGAGAAGTAAAAAATTTAAAACACCAAGTAATACATCACCTAAAAATACAAAGCGTGGTTGTTTGTGTCCTGATGGCAAAAGATATAGTAATAAGTGCTGTGATGGTAGCTTACAAGCGCAAGGTATAGGTAAGATATAAAATAAAGTTGAAAAAAAATATAACAGTAAAGGTTTTCAAACGTTTATAGGTATATACTCAAATTATGAAAGCAAACGAAATACTAAACAAAATAAAAAATATTGTTGGTGAAAAAGTTAATCTTTCTGAAGAAAAAATAGAAATGGCTGAAATTACATTAGAAAACGGAACTGTATTAGTTGCAGAATCTTTTGAAGCTGGAAAATCTGTATTTATTAAAACTGAAGATGAGCAAATTGCTCTACCAATTGGTGAATATGAATTAGAAGGTGATAAAATTTTAGTTGTATCTGAAGAAGGTTTAATTGACAGTATTAAAGAAGCTGCTAAAGAAGAAGTAGTTGAAGAAGAATTATCTGAAGAATCTGAAGAAGTTAAAGAAACTGAATTAGAGGAAGAAGAAAAAGAAGAAATGAACTATGTTACTAAAGAAGAGTTTACATCTGCTGTTGAAGAAATCAAAGCAATGATTGACGAAAAACTTGGTAACAAAGAAGAAATGAAGGAAGAAGTAATAGAAGATACAAAAGAAGAACTTTCTGCTGTTGCTCCTGAACCTGTAAAACATAATCCTGAAGCTGAAGTTGATAATAAAGTGAATTTTCATATTGCAAGCAATAGAACACAAACAACGAAAGACAGGGTTTTTGATAAAATTTTTAACAATAATTAAATAATAAAAAAATGGCGACAACAACAAGTATAACAAGTACTTACGCTGGAGAATTTGCTGGGAAATATATCTCTGCTGCTCTTTTAAGTGCTAACACAATTGATAAAGGCGGTATAGAAGTAATGCCTAATATCAAATACAAGTCTACTATGAAAAAAGTAGCTACTGATGCAAACGTAATTAAAAACGCTTCTTGCGATTTTGATGCAACTGCTACAGTAACATTAACTGAGAGATTACTGCAACCAGAGGAGTTTCAAGTAAACTTACAATTTTGCAAGCAAGATTTTCAATCTGATTGGGAAGCTGCTCAAATGGGATATTCTGCATTTGATAAAATGCCACCTAAATTTTCAGATTTCATTATTGGCCACGTAGCTGGTTTAGTAGCTGAAAAAACTGAAAACAACATTTGGGAAGGTGTTAATGCAAACGCTGGAGAATTTGATGGATTAGTAACTTTAGCTTTGGCTGATGCTGATGTAGTAGATGTTGCATCTCACGCTGCTGTAACTGCTGCTAACGTAATTGATAAATTAGGTTCTATTGTTGATGCAGTACCTTCTGCTCTTTACAATAAAGAAGATTTACACATTTACGTTTCACAAAATATCGCAAGAGCTTATGTTAGAGCTTTAGGTGGATTTGCTACTTCTATTGGTTCAAATGGTGTTAACGCACAAGGAACACAATGGTACAACGCTGGTGGACAACTATCTTTTGATGGTGTAAAAATCTTCGTTGCTAATGGTTTAGCTGATGATACTGCAATGGCTGCTCAAAAATCTAACTTATACTTTGGTACTGGTTTATTAAATGATATGAACGAAGTTAAAGTATTAGATATGGCTGACTTAGATGGCTCTCAAAATGTAAGAGTTGTAATGAGATATACAAGTGCTGTAAATTACGGAATAGGTTCTGATATAGTTTTATACCACGCCTAAGAATTAATTAATAACAAGGGAGTTGAAATGCTCCCTTAATTTAAATTTTAATAATATGGCTTGCGATTTAACAGCTGGTAGAAAAGTACCTTGTAAAGATGTGATTGGTGGTATTGTTAGAGCTTGGTTCATTGATTTTGGTGAATTAGGAACTGTAACAAAAACTGACGATGAAATTACAGATATGACAGGTACAATAACTGCCTTACAATATGATTTAAAAGGAACAAATAGTTTGGAAACTGCTATTACATCCTCAAGAGAGAATGGAACAACATTCTTTGAAGAAACATTAACTTTAACACTACCTAAATTATCTAAAGAAGATAATAAGGAACTAAAACTAATGGCTTACGGAAGACCTCATATCTGCGTAGAAGATAGAAATGGTAATTTCTTATTATGTGGATTAGAGCACGGAATGGAAGTAACTGGTGGAAGTATAGCTACAGGAACTGCATTTGGTGACTTAAGCGGTTACTCACTAACGCTTACAGGGCAAGAGCTTGAACCAGCTAACTTTATTGCTGGTGGTACTTCTGCTGACCCTCTTGCTGGTATGAGTTCTGCAACTGTAACTGTAACTGTAGGTACAAATAGTTAAAAAATACGCGATTAATATAATTGTGTGATTCATAATATATAGTTTGATTGGAGGGGAGGGAGTGATTAACCTCCCCTTTTTTATTAAAAAAATATGCAAATATTAACTACAAGTGGCACACGAATTATTAACTTTATACCAAGAGAAACAATTTTAGGTACTAAAACTTATAAATTAGTGATAAAGTCAGAAGCTCAAAATAAAGTTTTATTTACAGATGTTAATGCAACATTTGCTGAATTAGATTACTATTATCAATATTCAACTACTCAAGCATTAATTGAGAATAATTACTATACTATTACAATTACCAATACAACAGATAACGCAATAATTTTTAAAGATAAAATGTATTGTTCAGACCAAACACTTTCAGATTATGAAATTTCAAACGGTGTTTATATAGAACAAAGCACAGGAGACAATCAATTTATATATTATGGATAATCTACATTTAATACAATTAGGCCAATACGAAAGGCCAACAATCACAGAAGAACGCAACAAAGATTGGGTTTCAATAGGCGATAATAACGACTATTACCAAAGCCTTATCTCAGCTTATATGGATAGCACAACAAACAATGCTGTAATTAATGGTATTGTTAATCAAATATACGGTAAAGGATTAGATGCTACTGATTCAGCACAAAAGCCTGACCAGTATGCACAAATGAAAAGTTTGGTAAAACCTCACGATTTAAGAAACGTTTGCCAAGATTTAAAATTATTAGGCGAAGCAGCTTTTCAAATTACTTACAATGGTAATAAAATTTCAGCAATAACACACTTTCCAAGAGAAACGTTAAGAGCTGAAAAGATGAATGACAATGGTGAAGTAAAAAACTATTTTTATTCTGCTGATTGGACAAAAGTTGATAGAAATACAAAACTAAAAAAGTTTCCTGTTTTTGGTAGTGGCGCACAAAATGAAATATTTATTATAAAAAGGTATGTAACTGGTTTTTACTATTATTCACCAGCAGATTATAATACCGCATATGCTACACTTGAAGATGAGATAGCGTGTTACTTAATTAATGATACTCAGAATGGTTTTTCAGGGACTAAAGTAGTAAACTTTAACAACGGTGTACCAGATAGAGAGAAGCAACTTGCTATTAAGAATGATGTAATGTCTAAGCTGACTGGTAGTTATGGCGAAAAGGTAATTGTTGCATTTAATAATAATGCAGAATCTAAAACAACTGTTGAGGATATACCACTAAATGATGCTCCAGCACATTACACTTATTTAAGTGAAGAATGTAGTAGAAAAATTATGTTAACTCACAGAGTTACATCACCATTATTACTTGGTTTATCTTCTGCTAATGGTTTTTCTTCTAATGCTGATGAAATAGAAAACGCTTCACGCCTTTTTAACAACATAGTTATACAACCATATCAAAACCTTTTAATTGATAGCTTAGATGCGATATTAGCAGTTAATGATATTAGTTTAAATCTTTACTTTAAAACTATTGAGCCGTTAGAGTTTATGGAGTTAGATGAACTTGATAATGAAGAAAAAGAAGAGCAAACTGGTATTAAAGAAGAAGATGATGATTTTAGCACAGAGCTTGAAATAATGGCTTCTAAGAGCATTTCAGATGAAGATAGTGATTTACTACTAAATGAAGCATTAGATACGTTAGATGGCGAAATAATGAATAGTGAAGAATTTGAAATTGTAGATATTAGAGATGTTAGTGATGACAATATTAGTGTTGAAGATTGGGCTGATAATATGATTGAATTAGCATCCACAGTTAAAAGTGATACACCAATTAAGAACGATCCAAACAAAGAATCTAATTTAGATAAAAGTTATTATAAGGTTAGATACAAATACAATACAGCAAGTGCAAAAGGCAAAGGTGGTAAAAGTAGAAAGTTTTGCAAAGAAATGATGGCAAGAAGCAAAAGAGGTGTTGTTTATAGATTAGAAGATATTGATAAAGCAAGTAGGCAAATGAATTTTAAAGCTGCTGAGTTACCAATGCACAAAGGCCAAAAGTATGATTTATTTAAGTTTAAAGGTGGCGTATATTGTAGGCATAAATTTCAGCAAGTATTGTATAGAATGAAAGTTGATGCTGCTTTAGATGGTAAAAAAGGTAGTAAAGATTTAAAAGATTATGATGTGGTAAAAGAAATACCAAAGAGTTATGAAGCAAAACCAAGAGGACACAAACAAGCAAAGAAAGCTCCTGTAAATATGCCGAATAAAGGACATCATCCAAATTATAAAAAGTAAGTAATGAAAACAACAATAGAAAGAATATTTGAAACATTAAGTAAAGATAAAGTAGAGCTGAAAGCAGAGAAGATAGAGTTAGGTTTATTAGATGATATTAAAAACACAAGTAATAAGTTAAAAAAATTGTGGGAAAGCTCTTTAGAAATAGCTGTAGATGGTGCAGCTAAATTAGCTACTAAAACTTCTAAAAGTTCTAAAGCATTAAATAGTGAAATACTTGCATTAAAAAAGGAAATACAAGAGTTTGAAAAAAAGATTAAAGATTTAGGCGTTAATATAAATGATGTGCCAAATTTTAAAAAATTTGAAAAAGAATTACAAATTGCAGAATCAAGAAGTAAAAGGATTGATAAAATTGTAGGTGATTTAAGAAATATATACTAAAAGCATTAAAATAAATAAAAATGAGAACACAAAGAAGAGTATTTGAAAAACTAAGTGAAACTACAAAAGTAGAATTAGCAAGTGAAAGAATAGAACTAAAAACACTTTCTCAATTAAAAGAAAATATTAAAAGAGCAAATTCTTTAATAAAATTAGCTGAAAAAGAAGGAGATATTTTTGCAAAAGCAGAAGGTGATTTATCAAGAGCTTATTCAAGATTTATTAAAGTTAGAAATGAATTAAATTATCACGCTCAAAGAATTATACCAATGGATAATGAGGATTTAATGAAGAAAGTAAAAGAATTAGGTTTAAAAGAAAATGATGTGCCAGAAATTAAAAAAACAAAAAAACTT